AGAAATCCATTGCCATTTACATTAGCAAAAAACACCGCTGAATAGGGAGGCGTTCTGGCGCTTGTAGCTTGCCCACCTGTTCCCGATGGACCTCGCAGTCCGGTAAAAAACCCATTTGCAGTGCCGCTAACATAAGTTCTGATATCGCCGCTTGTCGTATCGTTGCCAAGCTCTGCAATGATTCCAAGCCCCGTACCCGTAACTCGCATCCCGGAAATAATCTGCGCGACATTAATGCTCGGCATAATTGTCGGGGTCACAAGCCAGTCATCAAAACCATCGAAAGTGAGCCAATGAAGCGTGCCGTCTGTCTGGTAGGTGGGGCGCGCTGTGGATGTGGTTTGCGTGGCGTGGTTGTTGCGCCCGGATTTATCCAGCACAAGCCCAACAGGCTGTCCAGTTGCCGTGACTGGTATCGTGCCTGCCGCGTCCTGATAAAGCGTGCTCAGGTCGCTCGGGTCATACCATGCGCCATTTTCGCCTTCTGCGAATAGCGAGGAAGGGGAGAACCCCGGTAGGGACCCGGCTCGGGTTAGTCCTAAAGATAGGGAGGTCAGTTGCATAGAAAAAGACCCCGTAGGGTCTTAGTAGAGAGCGACGATGTTCGTCGCGGTCGAATCTGTCTCCCAGCACTTGAGTACTTGGATAGGCAAGATGGACCCCGCATTGAGCCCCACGAACGTCACCTCCGCGCCGTAGGCCATCGTGACCTTCAAATCCCCATCACCACCGATATATAGCGCCCGGGTGGGTAGCAGCTCCGTGGAGTCGCTTAGGGTAACCGCCGCTGCGTTGTACGCAGAAACGGTCGCGTCTGCGGTACGATATGCCGGTGCAACCATGACTTACTCCTTGGACTTGGGGGCCTTCTTGGCAGGAGCCGGAGCCTCTACAGGTTCTGCCAGAGTGGACTTGTCGGCCTTCTCAGCAGGAGCCGGAGCCTCTACAGGCTCTGCCGGAGTGAATTTGGCGGTCTTCATTTCTGAACGTAGCTAACGGTGACAATGAAGCGTCCAGCGGTCAGGGTATCGGTACCCACCACGTTGCGCACCCACACACCTTGATCCGAGGTGCCGAGCTGCCAAGCGAGTTGCGTAGCAGCCGTAGCCACACCGCGAAAGCGACCACCAGCCGTCGTAGCTACACCGGCCATCAGTTGTGCGCCACCCGAAGCCGTACCCACGGAGATCGTGGTTGTACCACCCGTAGCCGCCACTACTTGATCCACCACGATGTCAACAATCTGAGCGCCAGCGGGCAGGAAGCCAAGCTGCGCATCAAAGTTGCCTACTCCGTCGCCGGTAAGGTCGCCCGAGTCATAGGACTGGGACAGAACCACGTTACCGACGTTGATGCCGGAGTTTTCGCGGACGGTACCGGCCTTGAGCGGGCCAGAGAAATGCGTAGCAGCCATTACAAAATTCCTTTCAGGTGTTGGTACTTAAGCGCCAGTCTACGTATGCTACTGGTATCGCCCCCAATCGCCCTCGCTCTGGCGGCGTACGTCATATGTGGATTGTCTAGGATGAACCGCAATTTTTCAATAAATTTTGGGTCCCGACGATAGCGAGCCATCTGGGCTTCCGAGAGCGTAGCCCGATACTCTTCACTCTGATAATCAAAGGTTGCGGCTCGCCGCCCTAAACGGATTCTCTCCCGTACTTCAACAGAATGCTGCCGAGTTGTCATGGGGGCGTGAGAAGGGCAAGAAATGTTGTAGGTCGCTGGATCAATAAAACAGGCCCTACCTTGCAAAAAAGCCTCTTCAATAACTGCAAACTCATTCGGGTCGTCGCAATAAACTTCAATATCCCACGTAAACGCCGAGGCACCGTAATGGTTAAAGCTGGTTTGTAATCGTCCGTTCGGGTGAGCCCCTTTGCGCAAAAGCCGAAAATGCTCGTTGACGCGCTTTTTTATCCCTTTAGCCTTCCCGACGTAGCACTCTTTTGTAGCGTTGTTGACGATTTTGTATATCCCGCTAATGTCAGCCTTATACGGCATAGGCGCCTCCTGCTGGTGTGGTGCGTGCCATTTTTACACGCTATACATGTTTGCGCGAGCCAAAATAAAAAAGCCACCCGAAGGTGGCTTTTAAGCACTTACGTACTATTAAGCGCCCGGTGAACCGTACATACCAAGCGGATCAGACCAACCGAACGAATAACGCTCGCGGGCCTTATAACGCACGTTGCCTGTGTCGAAGTCACCGTCCATCGACGTATTCATCGCAGCACGAACGAAATGCTTCATGCCGTTAGGTACGTCGGTGCAGAGGAACCACGCATCGCTGTCCGTCAAGAAGTGATTGACGGAGTAGCCTTCAGGAATCGAACCGTTGTTCTTCAGAGCGTTGATGTTGTTGTCAGCCGTGTTGGTCTGGAGTTCAGTTTCCAGCAAACGGGTAGCAACAAACTGCAGCGCCGGGGGAACAATCAGCTTACGTGGTTTGGCGGCGATCAGCAGACCACGCTCGTCAGTCCAACCAGCGATCTGAATAACTGCGGCTTCAAGAGAAGTCTCGTTCAGGTCGGCAGGAGTAGCGGGCGTGTTGCTGTTGGTGCCACCAGAGACCAGCGGATGAGCCGCCGAGAACAAAGGCTGTCCGTCGCCGCCAAGATAAGCGGAGTTGAAGCCGTTATTCAGGGTAGCAGCGCCTTTAGTCTGCTTGGTGTAAGCCATAGCACGAGCCAGAGCTTTGGTATAGCGGGACGACAGAGAGTCATAGAGGTTGTCCTCGATGGCCTCTTCGGTCAAGCTAAAACCAAGAGCGATGGTTTCGTGGGTATAGCGAGCGGTGAAGACTTCCTGTGCGTTGTCATAAGCGATGGCGGAACCTTCGTTTTTGACCGGAGCAGCAGAGAAGCCAGACAGCTTGGTTTCTTCTTCAAAAGAACGCTCAGAGGATTCAGTTTCGTAAATCTCTTTGTGCTCTTCGCCATAACGGCTGTATTCCATACCGAACAGCGCGTTCAGGCCGGGAAGAAGTTCTTTAAGTAGTTGTGCGCGTGAAATAGCCATTTGTCACTCCTTATACGCCGTTCGGGTTGAGATACTGATGTCCGCCCGCGACAGTCTGACCAGTGACGCTAGGAGCATTCCATTTGCAAATCACTTCAGGGTAGCCAACGAAAGTCAGCGTCACGGTACCAGAGGCGGTAGCGTTGGCAGACAGAGTCAGCGAAGTGCCCGAAATAGCGGAAACGGTAGTGTCAGCAGCGATGCCAGTACCGGAAATTGCCATGTACTTCAGAACGTCGGCATTGGCAGCGGACAAAGTTACTGCGGTGCTACCACTGGAGGTAGTGCCAGTAGCAGTAGTTACGATTGCAGTATCAGGGACCACATCAACGATACGGAGCGGCAGAGTAGCCGTAGTAGCCGGAGCAGTCACAGCAGCAGCAGAGTTACCAGTAATGGTGCTGCCAGTGTTGTTGACCATTTCGACGTTATTGCCGACGAAAGTGCGGCTTACAGCAGCAACTACAGTGGTTCCAGACACAATCGCCGCAGTAAACAACGCATCCGGATCATCTTGGACATAAGCCACGATATCGGATGCAACTGTATTGGCGGGGTAGTACTGACGGAAGACCTTACCGAACGTAGGATCGGTATAGGAGCAACCAAGGAAAACGCCAATCGGGGTCATTGCGGCGTCCGGGGTGTCACGCTCCAGAGTGCCCGAAGAAACCAACTTAACAGGATCACCGTAGAAGATGCTCGTGTTGTAGCCGGAAGCGACAGGAATCTGGCGGGTGGCACCAGCAAACACCTGACCGCCGATCAGATTGACCGGGAGAAGCCCGTAGGGCTTCGAGACGGTAGGATAGGCCATTTTGTTACCTCACAAAAAGTTATTTGCCAGAACCGAATGACGTTTTGGATTTCTTCTCCGCGAAGAGAGGCATCCTCGGGTCATTCTCTCTCATAAAGTTGCTATCTACAGCTTCCATGTTGTCTTTAGTTACTTTGGCGTAGTAATCATTACGCTGCTGTATAAATTCAACAGGCATTTTGCAGAGTAGCAACCCGGCGATCTCAATGTTGTCTTTAAAACGACTATTGGGATCGACTAGCAGTGAAAATTTAGGTTGCTCTTCCATACGGACTGGCTCCCAACCTTCTCGTGTTTTAGACGAAATGTTGCGGGCGTCAGCCTTATCAAGAGTAGAAACCCGTACCCAACGGTACGCATAACCCGGCTGCTTATCAGGTTGCGGCAAGGTTTCAGGGCGCATCCACTGCTTAGGGCGCTCTGCCGTACTGCGGGTGTCTAATTCGCGTGCAAGTCTATTTTCAGCCATTTTATTTCTCCAAAGTTTTTGCGTATTCCCGTGCATACTGTTCTGGCGTCAATCCCAGTTTTTTCGCAAGGTTTATTTGCGACTGCTTCAGCACAATCCGCTTGGAAGACGTGCTTCGGGATGCCGGGGCAACCACTGTGGCAGGCTTACTTTCTGTGCGCGTAACGGGCTTGCCGCCCCCGTTAGTCGTTTGAGTCTTACTTTCC